CATTACTCTATGTCCTTCAACGTACTCCAATTCTCTATACCTCTCCGCAGAAATCCATTGTTTCTTATAGAAAAACTGAAGGGGGTACAAGCACGGTTGCTTCCATAATTGTAAATCGAATCGGCTTATATCAGTACAAGCTATAATAATTTTGCCTTTCCACCACAAGATTATTAAGGAGTCATCACCAACAAAAGCAGCAGCGAATTTAAGTGTCTGTATCGTGTCTAGGACTCGCATGAACCATAGTCCCAACTCATCACTGTTGTCACTACCTGAGTAATTCAAACGTCCACGATACAACCATCGAAGTTCCTGGTCCACCATGTCAGCAGTAGGGCCATGGTGTGCACGCATCGCTTCCGAGGGACAGCATATCGGCCTAGGGTCAAACTTTAAGTCCAATTCGTCCCCATATGCTTCTTCCTCTTGCGTTTCAATATGTTGGTACCTTTCGCTATCGGTGTTAATCATCATCTTTTCCACTTTGACAAAGAAGGAATAGCTAGTTGGTATATGCCCAACTGCTAGGGCCTTGTAATACTTCTTCTCTATCAAAAGTCGCTGAGCTTCAGGGTAACGTTGGAGCCATTCTTGGAAACTTATCTGCTGTGGATGGTTTCTCCAGTCGCAAAGAACAGGTCCCAGTTCTATTTCCTCGAAAAATGCAGTCATTTCTCCCCAACGTATCTCAGCATCTTCATAATCCTCATCCTCCCAACCCTCCTGACCAGTGGGCTCTCGCGCTACGCGATTAAGCACAGCCTTGTCAACATTATGAGCACATTGACGATAGGCATAAACCACAATTTTATTCATGCGTATTATAGGGTAAAAACGACCTGCAGGGCCAGGAGTTTTACATACGCTATATGTGTCTGGAGGTTTATATTCAACGCCGTCTCGAACCTTGCCCGAGGGTCCGTATTTGCAGCATATCGACATGGCTGGACTGGCATCTTCTCTTCTCGCTTGTTCCAGTAGTCCATCACGCTTGTCTTTAAAGGAGCATAGGCACTGAGCTCCAAGAATACAACACGCAGGGACCAAGAGGGGAGCCTTGATGTAATCAGTAATTTTTGAAAACCAACTACCAATGGACGATAAGAAACTAGCGGGTCTAATATTACCAACCCTTTCTAGTATCTGGTGTTGAGTTTCTGTAATTGATACATCGCGAAGAAAGTGGTGCACATTCGACATGACTTTAGGTATATGCGCAGAGAGAAGTGTAATCATTGCGAGGGCGTTGTATACCATGTGTACTCCAATAGCTTGCCACAATTTCTCACGTGTGGCTGCATAGTAATGAATGAAGAATGTTTGTAAAGTAACAGGATTACAACCTTGAGCTGCGAAATCAGCGTAGCAAAATAGAACAGCTACGACTAACTCCGTTTTGGAACCTGTAATCGGGCGAATCATTAACATGATTGCCCTCTTTATCATTTCTTCAATTACTGGGCTGAGTATCACAGTAAACAACAGCAACAAACCCTCGCTTATTGGCTTTTCAACACCGATCGTGTAC